AGGAACTCTAACAGTTTGAACATCTGCGGCTAAGGTTCCTTCATACTCCACTCTATCTGAATCCATAGGAACATCATAAAAAATTCTATATTCTGCATTTTCTATAAATCTGCCTAGAAGAGCACCACTAAAAACAGTACTATCTACTTCAGTATAACTTCTAATGTCCGATTCTAATTCTGAAAGTGTATATCCAGCCATAATTATTCTCTATCATTCACGGGTCCAATTGTACACAGAAAACCGCCTCCTGTATCAGTACTACTTGCATTTGAAACAAGAGGTACTGTTAAAGAATTATATTGAGTTTCGGTTGATGGTTGACCTACTGTATTAACTGTTGTTGCAACTGCTGTTGCTAAATATGAACCAAAAACTTTTGCACCGCTTGAATGAGTTCCCGCTGTAGTATTAGTGGGAGTTACTCCTTTATAAGGAGCGGCTGTACCCCTAGTACACCCAGTTAAATCATTACTTGATTTTCCAGTATACTTAATAGTTTCATTAAAATATTGTCCATAAGTAGAAGAACTTGAATCCTGATCCACTTTTTCTATTACAATATATCCAGAGCTTGGAAACTCACTTGCATCCGTCAAAGTAACAGTAGTAGCAGAATCAGATATATCCCCGTTTAAAGTAGTCTCTAATTCTAACGTTGTTATTGCAACACCGCCCACGGGACTTTTAACTTCTCTAAATCTTACATAAGTTGTTCCAGCATTAAAACCATTACTTGGAAAAGAAATACTTAAGGTTGTTGAAGAAGCTGTGGTTGTAAATGGATTATATGGTAAAAGATCTTCTGTTGCAAATTCTGTTCGTGCAGGTTTAGCATGTTCTAAAGCTTGTGGATCTGCACCGTGTGGTCTTGGTGAAACTTGTGGTTGCTTAGGTTCATATTCAGAATTATGTACCCATGCACCAGTCCATTCTTGAACCATTTCTCTGTATGGAAATGCGGCTCCAGAACGATCTGAAATCATTAATGAATATCTACCTCTAGAAAATTTTCCCATTATATATTTGGATAATAAGTTTTCGGTGTAATATACGTACTCGCTGCTGATCCATCCTCCGCTAAAGCTCTTGCTAATTCATCTTCATAAAATAATTTTAATTCTTGTGTTCTTTGTGGTGCATATTTTTGAGATAAATAAAATGATAAACCAGCAACCATAGAAGGAACAAATCTATAAGGAGCATCAGTTGCATTTGTATAAGCTCCTACGTCTTGAATTCTTTTAACAAAATAAATGTGCATATCTTTAGATGCAGCTGTAGAATTAGGTGTTGGGTAAATTGTAATTGTAGTCTTATCTACAAATCTTTGTACCCAGAATTGACTGGGAGTTCCTTTAGTTAATTTGTTAGAAAAAGCTGCATAAGTTGATCTTGCAACTTTTGTCATAGGTAAATCAGTTTGATCAGTTTCAGTTCTATCAGTTCTATATTGAGCAGATAAAACATCAGATAATCCATAAGTAGAAGCACCAGAAGTTCCACCTACTGTAACAGAAGATGTTCCATCATCTGATGATCTATAGAAAGTATACTCTGCTTGACCTTCAATTAAATCAACATTGGTATCACCCACTTCCCAAAAGTGGATTCCTCTATTACCCCATTCTTGAAATAAAATATTTAATGATCTTCGTGCGCTATGAATTTGATGTCCAGCAGATCCTACTAAACCTATTCTCTCATAAGCTTCTGAAATGATATCGTCAATTGAAAAATTCTTTTCAAATGTGTAAGAGCCTGATGTTGTATTTGCCATCTAAACTCCTATCCATAGAATACAGTAACTTTATCTACATTACTTAAAGTTGCATATCCACTTGTTCTACACAAAAGTCCATCTCCTGGAATTATGATATTACCAGATAATGCTTCTCCAGCACTGGTTCCACCAATACCAATATCAAAAACAGCAATAGAAGTTCCGCTAGAACCCCCGTCTTTAATTGTAATACTGCCAGCGGCTCCATCACTTACGTACCAGATTCCTAAAATTCTACAAGGTCCAGCAAAAATTGCAAAAGAAGCCGTTCCTCGAGTAGCTTTTACATTACTTACATATGTTCCCATATTTTCTCCTTAAAAGGAGCTCCCGAAGGAGCTCCCTAGTTTTTAACTATTAACTATCAGCAAAAGGTGTTGCTTCGGTACCTGTACCGATCAACATTGCTTCTACTAAATAAACGTTGTCTTCAAGTGCAGTAATAGTAACTGTACTACCTTTATCTCCACCTGTAGTTCCACCGTTCATGCTGATAACATCATTAGATGACGCTGGTGCAAATGTACTATTTGTACCGTCTGCTACGTTCACAACAGTTGCGTGACCAACAAATTTGTCAGTTCCGTCTGTTTTAATATCGCAATCTGTACAATCTGTGCCTACATAAAATTTGTAAACAGCACCTAACTGATTATTAGCATTTGGATCATTAGATCCAGCTGATGCACCTTTGCTATCTGCTTTTATTGTTGGAAGTGTAATTGCACCATCTGCATCATTTACTTTAATAACTTTTCCTGCATACGAAGCAAAAGTTAATGTAGTTTCCGATGTGATGTTTGCCACTTCATCAGGTCCTGCAGCAATAAATCCTCTTAAAGATTTTACTGGTCCTGAAAATGTTGTCATTGCCATAATTATCCTCCTAGTTTTCCGAATACTGTCTCTAGGCCGTCGACTATACGCGTCAGTATTCTAATTAATTGTATAGTGATTAGTTTATATAGTAGATTTATATAGAGTGCAAGAGGTCCTTGCAGAAATACGTTATTTCAGCGATGTGGCGTTTATCTAAGTAGCCACAGAAACTTGGGCGGCAGCATTATCAATTGCATTTTCTCTATCTGCAATCTTACGTTCCTCGGCTTTAATCTCAGTGATAACATTTTTAATAGCGTTATCAATTTCGACCATATTGAGAGTATATTTACCACTTTGCTCATACTCCAACTGCCACTTCAACTCCAAGGACCGTTTTTCTTTGTACAGCTCTTGTACCATCAACAACCTCCTCATAGGTTATTCTGTGGGGACTGTCTTTAAACATTCCCGTTGATTCCCACTTTATACTCTTTTCTCCAATTTTGTCAAGGATAGAGTTTTCAATAGATTCAGCATTATCGTCAGCTCCTACTTCAAAAGAAGCATAGTGATCGTAAGCCCATATTTTTACTAGGAATTTCTTCATTTTCTCACCGTATTTAGAAAATGTGGCGGAACTGTGTCCCGCCACAAATTTAATTTAGATTCTACGCACCTTCAACGCCGTAGATACCTCTATAGTCCGATGCGCCAAAAACGTATCTTTCTCTAGCTTTGTATCTAACGTTACCAGTATCGAAATCACCTTCCATTGAAGTTGTCAATGGAGTTCTCTCAAAGTGTTTCATACCATTAGGAACGTCCGTAATCACATACCATGAATCAGAATCATTTAAGAAATGGTTTACTCTGTATCCTTGAGGAACCATTCCCATAGAGTTGACTGCATTGATGTCATTATCTGCTGTAGCAGTTCTACCTTGAGATTTTAATAATCTCTCAGCATTAAACTGGTTAGCAGATGGGACTATCATCTTCACGCCTCTAGCAGCGATTTTTAAACCTCTTTCATCAGTCATTGCAGCGATATCAATCAGTGCTTGCTCTAATGAAGTTTCGTTTAAATCCGCTTGCGTAGTAAGTGTGTTCGAACAAGCCCCAGCTATAGTAGTGTGGTTTGTTGAGAACAAAGAAACAGTATCACCAGTTTTAAATGTTGCTACCGAAGGTAGACCATTATTTAAAGGTGAAGCTGCTTTTACTTGTTTAGCGTTTGACATAGATCTTGCTAATGCTTTTGTATATCTAGAAGCTAGTCTATCGTAGAGATTATCTTCGATAGCTTCTTCAGTTATAGCGAAAGCAAGCGCGATCGTTTCCATTGTGTAACGAGCAGTGTAAGTCTCTTGAGCGTAATCATAATTCACTCCTTGACCTTCTGCTTTTACATCAGCGTTAGCGAATCCTGCTAACATTACTTCCT